CAAATTTGCCGTAGAATGGCTTAAAAATAATTTAGGGAGTATAGGTATCATTGAGCTTGTGAAAGCCTCTGAGATGGCTTTAAAAGGGCAAATAGAGGTAAAGATTGAGCCTTATGGCACTATATCTCCACGCTTTTTGGCTGAAATACTAAAAGAATACACAAAATTTAAAAAAGAAAGGCTACGTCAAGAGGCACTAAAAGCTCCTATGTTGCCTGAGCCTAAAAAACCAAAAGAAGAAAAGGAGAAGATAATACGAGATGAGCTTTATGAGGTGTATGATAAGTACCGACAAAACAAAGCACTCCCATTTTGCGCTGCTCACATTTTATTTGATTTTGCATGGTCAAGAGGTATGACCAAGTATGATGCAAAAGTTACTAACATGATAAAAGATAGAGCAAAGAGGCAGCTAGTACTGGAGGCAGATACAGAAAAAAGCAAAGCCAAAGATGTCTATGAAATGCGACAGATAATGAGCAAATATGAAGATATTAACAAAAAGACAATTTTCTCAAATAGGTGTAAAGAGTTATATTTGATTCACTACTTTGATGACTTGGTAGAGATGGAAGAAGATATTAAAAACTTTATACAATGAGAATAAATTTATGTGGCTTTAAAGATTATGTGAGATACTCAAAAATATGCACAATAACACAAGAGAATTACGTGGTAGATATAGCAGTAAGAAAATATAAGAAATGGGTAGAGGGGGAAGAGCTTAGAGTGCTATGTCCTGAACTAAACCATGAAGAGCGAGAATTTATAAAGACTGGCTTAACACCACAAGAGCAAAAAAAAATATTTAACTAAACTATAAGACTATGAAAAAATACAAAAAACTGATATACTTTATTTTAAAGAATTTCAAACCAGCAAGAGATTGTGATAACACCTTAATTTGGATAGTTTGGAAAAAGCAATGTCCTCAAAATTTAGATACTATTGAGAACTTTCAGGAAGCCTTTTGCAACAATAAGCTGCCAAACATAAAGAGCATAGAACGTATGCGTAGACAGATTCAAGAAGAATATCCTGAAACAAGGGGAGAAAAATATTTAGAAAGGCAAAACAAACTACAAAAAAAGGCACTCAATGAACTGGGATACTGATAGAATAAAAGTATGGCTATGTATAGCATTGATGTTTATGATGGCTTTTGCTATGTTATTGTTTACTGAAAACTTAATAAAGTGAAGATATTGAATTTATATGCGTGTCTAGGTGGAAATAGATACAAGTGGAATGAGGTAAAAGAAGACATTGAAGTAACTGCGGTTGAGTTAGACCCTGAACTTGCAAAACTATATCAAGAAAGATTTCCTGATGATAAAGTAATTATTGCAGATGCTCACCAGTATTTGTTAGACCACTATAAAGAATTTGATTTTATATGGAGTTCGCCACCTTGTCCTACGCATAGTAGAATGAGATTGACAAACACAGGTAAGGGAGAAAGAAAATCTAAATCTACATTTCCTGATATGAAACTATATGAAGAAATATTATTGCTTAAACATTTTTTTAAAGGAAAGTATTGCGTTGAAAATGTAGTGCCGTATTACGAGCCTTTAATATCTGCTAATAAACGAGGTAGACATTTATATTGGACTAACTTTAATTTACCTCAAGACTTAGGAGATAGAAAAATAAACGGAGGCTTGTTAAATAACAACATAAATGTTTTGTGTAAATTCCATGATTATGACTTTACAAAGTACAAAGGTGAGCAAAGGACAAGTAAAATAGCACGTAATTTAGTAGACTATGAAGCTGGAAAAACAATATTTGAAACAGCACTGGGAATAATAAAGAAAGAAGATATTCGGCAAATAGACATTTTTGAACAATAAAATAAAAAAATGAAAGGAATTAAAAAAGACTATCTAGCTTTAATAGTGTTTATAATGATAGTACTCGCTTATATTGATTATTTAATTTAAATTTACAGATATGAATTTGAACGCATTAGATTTGATAGCTTTAGAGCTTTATAAAGACGGCATAAGAGAAGCTAAAAAAAAGTACGTAACTTTGCACGAAAGCAACTACAAAGAGATAGCAAAACACGCTTATGAACAAGCTAAATACTTTTTAGAATATTCTAACAAAAGAAAATTTATTCCTCAAGACATTGAAAATATAGCGTAATGATGGCAGTACAAGTGATATACAACAAACAAAGAATCAAGGAGCATTATCCTGACCATTTTGAGATAATAAAAATTGTGGAATCTATTGACGATAAGATGATAAGCAGACTATACAATGACCCATCAATGACGGCAGAGAAGTTTTTATCTTCAGCACGAAAACACTACCCTGATTTAGAAGATAGTGATAGGTTGTATTTTTATACCAATCAGTTTAGACCAGCAATGATTACTAATGATGACTTTTAGAGATAAAGAAATAATAATAACAGACTCAGGAGATGAGCAAGAATCAATAACCATTAAAATAGGATAAATGAACAAAGCAATATTAATAGGAAGATTAGGGCAAGATGCCGAGCAGATGGATAAAGCCGTAAGGTTTACACTAGCGACATCTGACAAAGTAAAAGGAGAAGATTTAACAGAATGGCATAATGTGGTATGTGTTAATGCAAACGACAAACTTTGCAGCTTACTAAAGAAAGGTTGTTTAGTAGCAGTAGAGGGAAAGGTAACATATAACAAGACAGAGAAAGGTACATACTGCAACATACTATGTTTTAACGTAAAAATATTGGTATATAGCGAGAAACAAGAGCCAATAATGGCAGAGGAAAACGATGGACTCCCATTCTGAATATGAGCTTCAAGTGGCAGTGTGTAAATACTTAAAATATAAGTATCCCAATGTGTTATTCAGGTCTGACTTAGGAGGCATAAGGCTTACTAAAGGGTTGGCAATAAAAGCCAAGAGAATACAACACTCTAAAGGCTTTCCTGACTTGTTTATTTATAGTCAATCAAAAGACAAGAGATACAATGGGTTAGCCATAGAGCTTAAAGCTAAAGACATATTTAAAAAAGATGGCTCACTAAAAAAGAGTGAACACTTGGAACATCAGCAAAGAGTGATAGACCACTTAAACGCTAACAATTATTATGCTAGTTTTGCAGTAGGCTTTGATGAGGCTAGAACGATAATAGATAATTACTTATGATAAGATTAGAAGATATAAAAGAATACAACGCTTTAGCAGTAATATTAGAGGGTTATGATAAAGCAATTGTGGGTTATGATATGGTAAACCATGTTATTATATATGATAGAGATAAAATGATAAAAATAGCAACAGAAGAAATAATAAGAGATACAGAAGAAAATAATCCTCAAGTGATAGCTGAAGAATATCTTAACTACAATGTTTTTTCTGCTCATTTTGGCGACTTTACACCAATATTTTTAGAAAAAGTATCTCATGATTGACCTTGAATTAATAAACACCTTATACCCTGATGCGTTTCAAGATTATGTGGCATGGCTTAACAACAAAATACCAAAGAACGGCTCTCAGATATATTATTCGCAATCCTATCTATTCTATGACAAAGGTAATTGCACTAACCTATTTAGTAATAATGTGCGTGATTTATACGACTATTTTGATGGTCATAATATCCACATTGAAGTATTTAAAGAGCAAGTGTTAGGAAAAGAAAAACATATAGAAAGATGGTGCTTTGATGTTGGATTGATAATAAGCAAGGGATACAACAATAGAAGATTAGCAGAGGGGGCAGCATTTAAACAAGCATTTAGAATATTAGATAACAAACTATGCGATTAATACACCCATACACATACGTAGGAATAGTGGAACATGAAAAGCAACTTATAAGACCTGAACTGGCACTAAACAACTTATTAGAGATAATAACAAGAGTATATGACATTGAAAGCCATGAGATAGTAGGACACTCAAGAAAGAGGCAACTGGTAGAGGTCAGGCAGATGTGTTACTATATACTCAGGCAATACTACAAACTTACTTTTAAAGGGATAGGAGAGCTTTTTAATAATCGCGACCACGCTACTATATTACATGGCTGCGATAGACACAAAGACGATTATCAATACTGCTTCGACTACAAAAAAAAGTATGACTATATTTTTAACCAACATTCTTTATCATGGTAACTTTTGACGTTTGGTATTATCCTTTCAGCTTTGATGATGCTGATGCAGTTAAGTGTCAGATAAAAGTATATAGAGATGGCAGTATATTAGAAGCCATAGAATATACAGAAATATTAGACGAAGAGAAACTAAATATAATTAAACAACGTAAAAGAGATAAGTATGAAGTTTGTCAAGGAGATTAATAAGATGCTATTTCAGGAAACAGACTTTAGCAAAGAAGCAAAATTTAATAAGACAATAAAGATAAAGGTAACAGAGCAGACTTATAATAGGTGGCTAGAGCTAAACAGAAAAGTAAACAAGCTCATGGAATACGAAAACGAAAGCAAAGTATTTGAGTTCGCTATAATAGAAGCCTTAAACCTAAGTATATTTTATGAAGATGATATTAAAAGAACAATGGGCAGCAGCACTAGAAGCGATTAGCTGCGGAATGAAGAAGAAAGATGCTATCGAAATAGCTGGAATCAGTGAGGCTGCGTTCTATGCTAAACAGAAAGAAGATGTAGAGTTTTTAGAGTTAGTTAAAAAGGCTGAACTATCTTTTAAGCTAAGACATATTAAAAACATAGAGAGCCATAGCTTAGACCAATGGTCAGCAAGTGCTTGGCTCTTAGAGAGAAAGTTCAAAGATGAGTTTGGTAGAGAGCAAAAGGTAGAGCATACTTTTAACCCTATTAAGGAGATAAACATAACAGAGAATGGCAAACGACTTGAATCTGGAAGTAACTCAGATATTTCAGAAGAACAGAGCTAGTACAAGAGACATAGTAATAAATAGAGGTGGCACTCGTTCCTCAAAGACTTATTCTCTATGCCAGTTGATGTGCTTTAAGTTAGTGAGTGAGCCTAAGAAAAGAATCATTATAGCTCGTAAGACCTTTCCAACACTTAGACACTCTGTTTATAAAGATATGATTGATATGCTCAAAGAGAAGAAAATCTATGAGCTAGGGACACACAACAAATCAGAACACACATTCACTTATCACTACACACAATCACAGATAGTATTCTTATCAGTTGATGATGCTCACAAAGTCAGGGGACTAGAAACTAACTACGTATGGCTTAATGAGGCTGATGCCTTTACCTTTGAGGACTTTAATCAGTTCTATCTTAGGCTCTCAAGAAAGAGTGAAGATGATAAACCCAACCAAATGTATTTGGACTTTAACCCATCTGATATGTTTAGCTGGATAAAGACAGAGGTAGAAGATAAGGGTAGAGCAGAGGTTATAACATCTAACTACACCGACAACACCTTTTTAGATGCTAAGACCATACAGAGGATAGAATATATGAGAGAGCATGACCCTAACTTTTGGAGGATTTATGGAATGGGAGAATGGGGAGAGATTAAAGGACTTATCTATAATAATTGGAAAGTTACTGCTAATATGCCTGAACAATATGATTGGAGATTCATGGGGTTAGACTTTGGCTTCACTAATGACCCTAGCTCATTGATAGAGATAAGGAAAGAGGGACAATATATCTACGCTAACGAGCTTATATATGAAACTGGACTTACTAACCTAGACCTTATAGATAAGATGGTAGAGAGAGGTATTATGAATGTTACTATATATGCAGACTCAGCAGAGCCTAAGAGTATTGTAGAGATTAATAGAACACCTGAAGCTAGAGCCAATAGAATCAAGTTAGTGCCAACAACTAAAGGCAGAGA